GTCAAGAGGTAAGTTTATTAAATTTTTGTTTATGGAAAGTTTATACTTTGTTTATTGTTTTATGGAAGAGAATATGGTAGTATGTAGGTACAAAGATAAAGGAAAGGACCTCTCCGAAGGGGAGGGAAGGTGAAAGTAAGATGAAAAATAATAACGTAACGCATAAAATGTCTGCACTACAAATGGAGTACGAGAAATGCTTCAATTACATTAATGCGGATGGTGTGGAGAGAGAGGTACTTTTTAAAATAGTGTTCTCATGGTACGGAATGGGTTGCAATATAAAGCGTCCTAAAAGGCAGTTCTTTGAAATCCTGGCCTGGGATCCTGAAGATGACGAGCATAATGTTGGTATAAATATTTGCGAGCATGATTTTAACAACATGGAAATACCTGAAATTAAGTACCTTGCAAAAACTGCGAGAATCATTCTTGATCATAGCGAAGGAGAAATAGCATGAACACAGCAGAGATAATCGACAAGCTTAAAATCAAGGTGGAAGAAATAGAAAAAATGATCAGTAAAATAAGGGCAAGAAAAGCAAAAGAAGAATCTGCAATGCCTAAAACTGCATTGTCGGTTATATATAAAAATCCGTATATGCATGATATATCCGGAAGGGTAAACGTGCTCGGTGGTGTAATAGTTACACTTGACAGAATGAAAAGATATCTTGAAACAGGCATATTAGATTTAGAACACGGAGTAACACCGGAGTATGTTTTAAGCGACTTAATATGTATACTGACAGATGCTATATATGGCGAGATCGACAACGTACGAGACAAGGGTAAACATTGTATGGCCCATCGAGCGTTGACGACTGAAGAAGCTGAAGCGATATTCTTTGTTACAGGTGCTACAACATATGTGACGGATATTTATAAAACAATTATACCAAAATACGAGAAAGATAGGAGGTGATATTATGAGAATATTCAATAAGCCTATTAAAAATGTGACTGATAACGAATTGGTTGCGGTCCTGGGTGGAGTTATCGCAAATGATGGACACAAAGAATTTGTTAAGTACGTGAGCGATATGATCCGTGATGAAATGGACTATATGGACTACGAAGAAGACAGTATTGATAACAATGATCTGTGGAAGTATGAGGTGTAATTATGAAGGACATTGTAATACCAAACGCTGATAAAATGACTGACGAGGAATGGTGGGCTGCTTTAATGGATGCCGTTGACGAACCGCTGACTCCTGAGGAAGAGTGGACGATGCACTACGAAGAACAGAACGCTGAGCGTTTCTGTCGTAGGAATAAGCCCGGCTATAAGAAGGTGTATAATACCGTGTTCAATCCTGAGCTGGATCTCTTTGTTATCGAGGAAGATGACGCAGATTACAAGCCGTGGGAAAGCGATGAAGATAATTGCCCGTATGTTTTCTCATAAAAAGAAGCCCCTTAAATGGGGCTCTTTTTTATACTTTACGTGATAAGAGTTTGAATAATGCCTCTTTGCATTTAAGGTTTTTAAACATAAAGTGACCGCTATTAAAAACGTCCGTCATAACTGAAAGGAAGATCCGGGGATTTATCGTGTAACCCTGTCCGATATCGTTCGGAGTGACTGCAACTTTAAAGCCATATGTAAGATCCGGTTTATCGTCTACGTAATAGCCGTCGTCATACTGTCTTATAGCATAACAGTCGCCTTTATATCTGATAGTAGCAACGTACGTATTGCGTCCTGTCTTTTTGCCTATCATAGACTTGTTATCGTTAAGATATACGGCCTGTGAAGCGTATTTTGCATAGTCTGAACCGGCGCACGCTACGTTGAAGCGGCTCTCTGACTGTGCCTGTGCTGCACTCTCATTGAAGTGATGTTCAAGCACCCATCCGTGACCGCGTATGAATTTGGCGTTGTCTACGATCCTGGGGGCTACGTCGAAAAGGTCGTAATAAGGATTTAAGAGCGACACAGGGTTAGACATCATTATAACAGGGAGATAGCGGGACATTTTACCGCCGCCACGTGCAAGGGAAGTATGCACGGACTGAAATTTTGCCGTTTCATTCGGACAATAATGGTCGCTCTCTGACTGAAACTCATCCATAATTATAACGCTACTGTCGTTTAATTTATGGGCGTATTTTCGTATTTGGTCCGCCTGGTTAAGAGCCACTGCGTAACCGCATTTTTCGTGTTCTCCGCCGTTCTTTGCGAGATATAGCTCTGAGTATATTGTTGTGGTTCCTGAGCCGCATTTTTTCATATCCATATCATATTCGGGGAAAAACAGGCCCTTTATATCGCCGAAGAATTTGTCCGGAACGTCGTCAAGCTCGTAGCAGAAACGATATTCAAGACAGAAAAGTTTATTCTTTTTTAAGAATTGGTTCACGCCGTAACGGTTTACGTTTGTTGTTTTACCGGCTGAACGGTTTGAAGATACCATAAAAATCTCGGGGCGCATTCCGTCAAGATCTACCTGAGATAATAGCGGGGCTATGTCCCAAAATTTAGGTTCTTTTGTTTGTGTGTTCTTTGTGTCTTCCATAAATAGTCCTCCTTAAAGCGAAAGCCCCGTCCTGTACAAGACACGGCGAGGCTTTCATATATCCGATCCTACATACGAAATATTGAACGTGTCCTCCGGTTTTACGGCGTCCCGTCACGACGGCGCATTATTTCAGCGTGACCCCCGTTGCGCGGTAATTTCGAAGATGTAGGGAGATACCATATTAGGTTATTATTTCTACCTCTGCCTGAGCGGTGATGTGCGCGACAAGATTTCTAACAAGTACCGATATACCATTAGGACGAACACGTTCACCTGAAACAGATACGATAGCCTGTGCATACTGTGTGACATCATAGGTCCCGTTTGCCGTAATAGTAATTGCTCCTGCGGGAACGTGGGATCCGAACGAAAGGTCTCCTATTCCTACGAATATTGTGTTGGTTGCTTCATCGTAGTAATAATCACCGAGATTAAGGCTGTGTGCTCCGTTTAACGGTTCAAGGATAATAATTGAGTTCATCATAATATCACCGCCTTTATGCTGTGTATGAAGTGTCGATCTCAAGTGTTACCTGTATAGTGTCATACTGAGAGGTCGAAACTGCTGTTCCGAGATTTAGTGCAGCCATAATAGGAAGTGGCATATAATCACTATAGAGGTGATTAAGAGTATATGAGATTACAAGAGCGTCTACCTGTGAAAAACTTGAAGAACTCTCGTTCCTGAATGTCATTTTCATGAGCACCCCTCCGTCATGGGGAATTGATGAAAGTGCTGAATAGCTCTGATCGGCTTTAAGTAGTTTTCCGGTAAAATCAACAGATTCTTTTTTCCAGACATTTCCGGTTCCTTCTATAAGCCCACAATATACACAATCATAAGCGTCTTGAGAATTGAACGTTCCGTACCACGGTAATGCTATTGTTGGACTTTGAGTAGTAACGCTATTGGATGTAAGAACGCGCCCAGAAGAAAGGAGACGTGAAGCTTCGAAACGAACATTTCTTAACCTATCCCACGTAATAGTTGTTGGGTTAAGGTTTTTGTCATACACGACTGGGTAATTGTTTGAACTCCCCTGACGATTTATTATTCCCTTATCTGCTATTCTAAGAAGCTTTTGCGTACTCTGTGATGCTTCGCGTGTGATAACATAGTCTGAATGGGATCGCATAGCATCCGGATCTATATATATAAGGCTTCTGCCTCCATCGACGTTAGCGCCATTTGAGAACTGCGTCGGGGGATCGGGTTCGGTGTACAATTTCGAACTGTTAGAATGATTTAATGCGTTCAGAAAATTCTGTGTTATAACTAAATTTTCCATATTGCCTCCTATTAGGATTTTAAGGGGCTATATTTCAAGCCCCTTGATGTGTTTTGTTAATCTGTTATCCAAGTTAATTGTATGTAACAGTAATAAGCGTCGCCCGCCTTTGTGAACCCTCTGTCAACTGTGGAAAGTGTAAGTAGCTGTGTGGTGTGGTCTGCTTTAAGATTAACATAAGTCGGGTCTGTATAATGCGTTACAGGGGCGATTACCGAAGCACTGGCACTCGGTAAATATCCTGTTGGAATACTACCCGAAACTATCACGTCATATTGTGCGTATGTACCCGCGGGCATCATATCCACGTTCTGACAAGTAACAACTTTTCCGCTCTTCTTTAACAAGAACCGCATATTTCCGTTTGTTGATGTGAGCGTTACAATCTGTTCCTGTGTGGTAAAATCGCTCTTTTTCGCATAATCATGTAAGTCGAAACTGTTGCTCATAAGGTTGAACTTATAAGTTGACGGTCCCGTCTGAATAATTCCGACATTCTGTCCTGCGCTGTAATTAATTCCTGCACCCTGTAAGAAGTCCGCCGTTGTTGTTCCGCCGTCGCTTGTCTCATAAATACTGCCGACGTTTTCAGCGATCAGAAGTGCACTTGTAAGATCTGCGCTTGCGATATCTCCGCGAGGTGTGTATACCGATGTGAGTGCCTGGTTGATAGCACTATGAACGGTTCCGGAAGAAACAAGATCTTGAGATCCGGGAATAACGTTATCGGTGGCATTGCGCACAGCTGCGGTTCCGAGTGCTGAATTCTGATATTTTCCTACTGCGCTGTTATATCTGAGAACATCACCGTTTGACGGTAAAACACTGTCCATTATAGGCTCGATATATTCAAGCTGTACAGTGTTACCTTCCCACGATCCGTGGTATGTCTTGCCATCATGCTCGAATGCGAACGTTCCTGTATGTGTCGCAGGTGAACCGGTGTTATTTGTTACCGTTACATAGGGGATAATCCACGGGATAGGAGTGCTTGAATTTTCCAGCTTAAGATTTCTGAAAACCGGTATGGTGCTCGGCCTTTCCATAGCCGAATAAAATCCTGCAACTGTGCCGCCTGCATCGAGACTGAAATTCGAATTAAACGATATGATCGTACGGGCGCTCTGAAGGATATTCAAGAGCTCTGCTAAAACCGCGTAATTTTCGTCGCTTCCTGTAACGGTGACAACATAGTTGGTAGAATCTGTGCTGATGCCGTATATCCTGTAGCCTTCGTGTCCTGATATGGAACCGTCGTCGTACTCTGCTCTGACATAGATATAAGGAACTTCGGCAAGAACTGTCTGAGTAGTAGAATCATCTTCGATCTTTACATTTTTAAGAGCAATAGCCTTTCCGCTCGCGTATGCGTCAGAGACTGCCATGTAAAAAGCCTGCGAATACTGCGTTTCTAACCAATAGATAGCATCTGTGAAATAATCTTCGCAGTCGATCTCATAAGCACCTGTGGGAGCATCAACATTTTTCCACTTGCCCGCGGTAGCATCATATATGAGTAACTGTCCGTCTGCGAGCGTTGTTTCGTCGATGTCTACATCGTCAAGGTCAGAGATATCACTTGCACCGCCTGCGCCACCGTTAGCGGCTTCCCACTGCTTCGTGGTACCGTTATACTTCAAATACTGTCCGTTTGATTTCTGATTCGGGTTTTTGATAGGACTCATTAAGAGTTTTAAGACTCTGGGATCTAACATATTATTCCTCCTCCTGGGGAATTGCCCCTGTATAAATAGTGTTTGTGTCCTCGTCGTAAATATATTCACCGGGGCGGACTGTGCCGCCCTCGGGTGTTGTTTCGTTCTCTTTGAGGATCTTTATATATGCGTTTGAAAGCTGTATATCGTTAGGCATTTTGTTTATCCTCCCTTAATTATTATATCACATTTTGTTTATAAATCAAGGTCATCTGCTGTGAATACAAGATTAAAGAGAACCGCACATTCTTTGATCATCTTTGTTGCATAAGTGTCCAGGATCTCTCTATATTCGGCTGTGAGCCTCTGAGGTGATATTCCGGAATAACCTTCTACGTGATCCGTTCCGCCGGTGATATCGGTTTTATTGAGTGATCCTGCTGTCGTACTTGAACTCGTTCCACTGCGTACGGCTTCCGCCTGTGACGCGTCCTGTCCTGATGTAACGTTCGCTGTGTCGCCGTTGATGACGTGCGATTCGGATCCTGTGCGTTCCGTAGTGCTCTCGTCCGTGTCCTTTGTGGTCTCGTCGGTTATGTCAGCTTCTGACATATAGTTTCCGCTTGTGAGTCCGCTTATACCTCCCTGCGGTGTGTCACTGTGCTTATTTGTGCTGTGCCTTTCGCCGTTCTTTTCGTCATTAACTGTGGTGTTATCCTGTGAAGCGACGTTGTCGGACCTATGCTCTGTGCTCTGCACAGTGTTTCCGTGGCTTGCCTGGTCCCTGCGGTTTTCCGTGTCGCTTGTAGATCCTGAAGAAGATCCGGACGTTTCCTGTGTACTTGTGAGTGATCCGCTTCTCGTTGTGTCGAGATTGTAATTTGTCAGCGGGTCAATCTCCCACGCCTCAGATTCGAAAATGCCTTTGTACTTTTCGAGAAGTCCTTGTAAGGTACTGTCCGCTTCAAGTCCCCATAATTCCAGGTCGTCCCTGGTGAACTTATGGTCGAGATAGTAAAGCAGTAACTTATAGGTGAAAGTATTCTGAGGCATTACTTCGGGGAATCCGAGATTATCCGAAAAGAGGCTCTGAGCAGCGGCTTCGATCTTCGCTTTGAGTGTTGCTCCTGTCTGCTCTAAAACATATTCGTGAACCGTCTTTGCCATAATTATACCTCCTCTTCTTCTGTGACGTCGTCATATCCGCCCTGTTCATTGTTGTCGGCATTCATTCCGTCAATGTATGCGAGAGAGTAGTCACTGAACTGTATCTCCATTTTATCGGTTACTCCGAGCTTGTTGAACCTGTCAAGGCCCTGCTGTATAGCTTTGAGTGTTGAAAGTCTGAAAGCGACCGTTCCGCCGTTGTTTGTTAATACTTCCTGCACGTTGACACGCTCACGCTTTTCGATAGCTGAGTTAGGAATGCCGAGATAGGTTAAAGCCTCATTCATAATATTCTGATAGAGCGCCCATAACGATGTTGTGAAGTCATGAACATTGAGATTTAAGGCTGAGATCTTGTTAATCTCTGTGAGCGCCTTGTCTGCGAAAATAAACGGCATCATTCCGTCATATTCCCTGAAAAGAGCTTTGAGTGATTCAAGTTGCTTTTCGTTCTCTGCCTGTAAGAGCACGGGCGTTCTCATACTGTAAACGTTCGTGTCGATCGTGCGCTTTATAAGTGAGAGAGCTCGTGCAAAAAAGTCGATAGCAACTGCGGGGATTATAGGCGTTTTCTGAGTATATCCAAAATTCGCATATATCGTTGTGCCGTTCGTGCTATCCCATTCGTACGGGTGTCCGAAGTAGTCGTAGGCTATTCCCCTTACAGGTATCCCGTAAGGGTTCCATTCGTTCTCCGCGCCCGCTGCGAGTGAAAGAACTCCGAGATCGTTATGATTTACGAGAACGAATTTTCCTTCGTCACGTAAGTGTTGCATTATAAAGATAAGATCGCACGTGTCGGGAAGGTTTTTGATTTCTTTTGTTGCTACATAGAGATCTGAAAGCTCCCCGTAATAGTGAGTGTAAGCGTTGAGGTTTGCGATCACAACCTCGTTTTTACGTCTACCCATAGTGTTTTACCTCCTGTTAGACTATAGCGTTTGTGTAGCTATTTAAGTGTCCGATTGTGTAATCGTTCTTATGGAAACGGACGCCTTTATCATATTTATCACAGATCTTCTTGAGTGCTTCTGCCGGTGTTTTAACCGATTTGAAGTGTGCGTTGTCTGTTTGAATGAAAGTCCATAGCATGCGCCCTGAAATGTTGGGGACGTCGAATTTATTCTGTGTGTATCCGTAAGCGTCGAAGTATTCGTCAATCTCTTTGTAGTTTATGGTATACTGGAAAACTCCTGTGAATTTTCTCATATCGTGACCCCATAAACCGAGCTGGTTAAGGTTAAATACTCCGCCCGATCCCTGTGTCTGTGTAGCGGTATTTACAACCATACCTGCGGAACCCGCAATACCTCCGATAGCTGCGCCTGCGGGACCTCCGACCACGGCTCCAACACCCGTTATTCCGAGCTGTACAAGTGATGATAAAATAGCTGAGTCATTTTTAGTATCGATAGACCCGTGTATAGAACCTGTAGGAGCTGCTTGTAACCCGAGCTGTTTATCATACATGTATTTTTGTTCATCGTAAGCGTACGGGATAAGAGAAACAGTTGTGTTTAACAGAGAACCAATAATCTTTACATAAGGTTTATGGTCAACTAACCCGCTATCTATATGTGAAGCAAGCATTTTCTCGAAAGATAATACCTGTTTCTGTCCATTTGGAGCTGTGATCTCATAATAACAATAAGGGTTTGTAAATACCTTTTTATTTTTAACCTCGTACGTGGAAAGATCCGGTAAGTATGTAAAGTCTGCCGTGAAAACTTTTAAGACATCTACACACGAGATAGGGCCTGTAGGTGCGTAATACTGATTTGTTGAGTCGTAAGTTAAATAAGTTAAGCTTTTTACACTAAGTGTATTAATGGCCGAGCTATAATCAGATCCAGAGCTTAAGCACCAATCAGAAGATATAAATGATGAATTGCCAGGAAGAAAATCTTTAGGAATTACCCACGAATTTAACACAAATTTTCCCCATGTACTGTAAAGATATCCGAGATCGTCCATATCTGATGCAATACTAGCATCGAAAAGGCAAATGAAATCCTGACAAGGTGTGTTATCTATTGTCTGAACTCCAGGGAACCAGCTCCATGAGTCGCCTATAAGAGGAGTTGAGGGATGCGCACTGTCGTGATAAAATAAATCGTTTCCTTCGGGTTTATTCGGAAGCATTACGGCGATCCAATAGCCATTTTCATACATATCAAGCTCTTCGAAATACTGAGGGACGCCACCTGGTCTCCCTGTGATCTTTGGTGAATAGTCTATCGCCTGTATGTTTTCGGGCTGTAAGTTATCACCGATATTGTCGGATCCTGTCTGATGCTGTCTGACAATACGGCACTCCGTGAGCTCGTAATCTTCGCCCGGAAGCCAGGACTGCATTTCGTCTATCTCATAGGTTACGTCACAACGTCCCTCGTCAACATAGTCAACTTTGGTAACGAAAGCGTAATACCATTTATCTTCGTGTGAGTGGTTTAAAAATCTGAGGTAGTTCACGTGAACGAGGTCGTTCCACTGTGAGAGATCTGAAACACCGACACGGATAACACCGCCGTTGCTGTGGTCCCTGATATATGAATAGTTTGAGAAATTAAAGGTTAATCCGGAAAATCCTGAGAAGTAAGTGTTCTGTGCCGTTCTGTTAGCAAAATAAAGCGTATCCTCTCCGTCTTTATTGAGGGGAACGCCTTTAAATAATTGAACTGTTGAATTTGGTGTTACGTATGACATAGTATTTACTCCTTTTAAAAATGGGGCGGGCTTTTATACCCGCCCCTGTTCAGGAAGACTATTCGCCGAGTGCGATTGTGCAAGAAGCCGATTTTGTGCTGTCGTAAACCGATGTAGCTGTGATAGTAACTGTGCCTGTAGTTACTGTGTTAGCTGCTGTACGGATTACGTTGCCGTAAGCGTCTACCGTTGCTTTATCAGCGTCGGAAGTCGTCCATACAACGCGCTTAGGCGCGAAGTTTGCTGTGACTACGGTTGCGTTGATGTGAAGCTTTGAACCCTTTGTTAACAGTGTAGCGGAAGAAGGATCTACCGCAACGCTTGTGATTGAAGGGGTTTCAGCACTGAAGAGTGCTGCGTTCTTCGCATCTTCGGTACCCATGTAAAGGAACCTGTGGTAGAAGTAGTTTCTCTTAAGAGAAGCACCGTTAGGCTGTTCAGCCATCTCAGTATATGCCTCTTTGTAGTAGATGTAACGTCTGTCACAAAGAAGTGCGAGGATGCCGTTAAGAGCTGCCTTCTGAGAAGCATTGAACTCGATGTATGAAGCGTCCTTACCATCTCCGAGGATCGAAGAGAGAAGCTCTGTGTCGAGTGCGCCGAAGTCATCAACTGTAACGATACGGCCCATAACGAGAGACTCGTCAACGCCGAACGTCTTAGCAAGAACGTGAAGCTGGTTCACATTCATAGCTGCTACGAAATCAGCGGAAGCAATGAGAACGAGGTTCTCAGGATCTGTTGATGTAGGAACGCCGAGCAGGTTGAAATCTGCACGTCTGAATGCCATCTTCATACCGATTGAGTTAATGTTTGCGATTGCCTTTTCTACGTCAGAAGCACCGCCTTCAACGTGTGCGATCTGTCCGGAATAAGCTTTCTGAGCAATGATCTGTTTGAACATCTGCTCTTCTGTGTAGTTAGCCTTTGTAACAACCTGGTCGAGAATGTTGGAAACGAAACGAACGATGTCGCCGCCTTCAACTGCGCCCATGAATGCTGCACGGTTAACAGATGCCGGGAATGTGAGCTGTACATTCATGAAGTGGAACTGTACAGTGTATTCGGGAGTGTAGTCACCGAATGCTACGGAAGCGCCTGCGTTAGGATCGAATACAAGAGGGTTCTTTGTGTCAACAGAGATGCTCTCCTGTGTGCGTCCGTCAAGGGCACCGCTCTTGAGAACGTTGAAATGGTTCTCATAAATGCTGTCCTGAATGAGTGCCGGAATAACGAGTGTAGTTAAGCCTGCATAAAACTCATTCGTAAGACCAGGGTTATTTGCGATAACGTTGAAAATGCTCTTTACGTCATCGTTTTCCGCAAGAAGCGGAACTGCTGCCTTCCACTGTGTGGAGGCCTGAACGGAAGCTGTAAAGCTGTTCAGGATTTCAGCGTTTGAAAATGTTTTCATGTTGAAACCTCCGATAAAGATTTTATAAAATGTTTATAGGTTACTATATCATAATGACGGACACCGTCACTATTTCTGAATTACTGTGCCGGGAACATACTGCATCCCGTGAAGTTTTAATGCCGGAACAACGTTTTCGGGAGTTTCTACGTCAGCACCCTTTTTAGGATCTGTGATAAAATCTTCCTTTTTAGCATGCTGTCCTTTGAAGAAAAGGTCCTTGTATTCGTTCCTGAGTCTGTCGTTGTCGGCTTTGAGATCTGCGAGAGCCTTTTCATGCTCTGCCTTTAACGCTGTGATCGCGTCATCCTGTGCGTTGTCACTGCAAAAATCACCGCACATTTTTGCGAATTCAAGAGCTTTGTCGTCGTTACGATCGCCCAAAAGTTCTTTTGCGAATTCAATGAATTCAGTTCTTTCCATAGTCTTAGTCCTCCTGCACAATCTGGCAATGTGTAATGCCGTATTTTGTCTTAAGTGTTTCTTTAAGCTTTACGGCGCTTGCTTCGTCTTTGTAGGATCCGAAACATACAACACAATAACCCTTATAGGGGAGAACCCACGCGGGAATACCCTGCTGTATGTACGGTTTACAAGCTTTAATCGCCGTCGCTAACTTCATTGATCTGTGTTTTTGCACTCTGTACTGTGTCATTGTCTTTGTCCTCCTGAAGCCACGGAAGAGGCGGAACAAGGAAACTCCTGTTTGGCAGTCCGCTCTTGGATCCGTGCGCAACATCAACATCTGCTTTGATGGTAGGCGTTATTTGAAATGAAGTATTCATTATTCCTCCTTTTCCTTTCATTATAATTATAAACTTTTTCTTAAATTTGTCAAGAGCTAACCTGCATGCCTTCATAGTACACATAATATCCCGGGTGGTTTGCTGCACAATTCAGAGCATTTGACTTATACTGAAATGCTGCAATCTGTGATGCTTTATCAGACCACGATTTACGGACTCTATACCATTCTCCATACGGCAACTTTTCAGGGAATATTTCGGGAGCCGGGCACGGATCTTCGGCACGTTCCACCTGCGGGAGCCAACCGTAATCTGTCCAGGCATAACACTTTTTTCCGCCCTTGTACTGATAACGTCCACCGTTAGTATCGACATAGGAATAAAGAACCTTTTTATCCCATGCAGCCGTACACTCGATAACGTTGTAAAGCTTTCCGTCTATACAGGTATCACCGATATAAACTCCGCTGTGAGGGTGATTTCTCATATAGAGGTATGTTCCGGGAGTCATTAACTTTTTAAAATCCTGAGATATTCCGGAACACTGATTTAAAAGGTCAAGCCCTGTGCAATCACCCGTCGGGAACTTTACGGGACTTACGAACGAACCCTTAACGCCGGTAGGCTGCCAACCACCAAGGATCGATTTTATAAGGTTCCAACAATCGAACGAATACTTTTCGCCGTCGAAATATCCGCAATTATAGGGATATTTGTTATTGTAGTAGCTCGGAACACTTGCAGCGGTTTTGAGCATTTTGATGAATTCAGTTACTTTCATTATTTAACCTCGCTTCCTGTCATCGTCTCTCACCATAAATTCGACAAGCTTATTCATAGCTTCGAGCGCCTTTGTGCTGTTGTTGATGGCCTCCGTGATCTTCGCGTAGTCATCGTGATACTGCTTATTAAGCTCTTTTATGTCGTTTTTCTGCGATTCCATGCTGTCTTTATACGATTTTAAGATCTTCGCCATAAATAAGAGCAAAATAACCACGATAGCAATAGGAAACGCGAAATTACCTAAAAGGTCAACAAGGTTTGCATATTCCATAGCTATTTCTCCTTTCTTAAAAAAGTATTAAATATCTCTCTAATTATTATAACACAAAAGACAATAAAAACAAGGGGACCGGTAAAAATTTATCGGTGCCCCCGCTTTATTATGTGTCGATTAATCGATACTATTTTATCCTTTCAAGTGCATTTTCAAGCAGTGTAAAATCTCTCTCGATCCTTACACAGCCACCTTTAATGTGTCTGTATCCAACAGCCCCCGGGGCCGTGAATCCATAGGTAAAATCTTTATATGTAAGCTTGCCTATATTAAAGCGCTCCTGAGTGTTTTCCTTGCATTCATCACCGAGACCCGCACATTTAACGATATACCCTTTTTCGATATCCTCTTCAACGTACGCCTTTGCTCTCAAGAACTTCGCGCTCTTCCATTCGGATTCGATCTTCCAGGCTCCGAGCTTCTTTTTATCGATTTCTACGCCTTTAATCTGATCCAGGCTCTCGCATTCAAGATGAATACTGTCTGTGTCGCTATATCTGAAATACTCCTTATTTGCGATAGCGGCTTCAATAGTGCATTCTCTTCCGTATGCGGTCATTGCGCAACCTACAGGAATATACAGGCTCTTACGTGCATTTTCCTGTACTAACTGATATGTAAAACTACCGTTACGTTTTAATATCGGTTCTTTATAATCGCTCTTTGTGTTCGCTGCGAATTTACCCCCGAGATTGTTTAACATAAGCTTTGCGATTTGACGTTTACCACCTTCCGCTTCGCTCTTTACGCTATACCATTTATCGATATAAGGCCCGAACATATAATCACCGGTCATTTTCCAAAACCAATAACCCTTAATAAACTTGAATCCTTCGATGTCGTAATACTTTATAAAAAGTTTATAATCTGTTTCGGTCATTGTAAACTCAATCGGAAACATCGGCTCTATCAGTCCGTCAAGCCCCATATACTTTGACGACGTGAGCGGTCCCATGAGCGCATACCTCATATCATCTTTAATTTCAATGAACGGGAGTGCGCCGTCTTTCAGTTTAAAACGTGTCACAGTAAAACGCAGAAATGCATACTTTGAATCGGTATTTAAGACCTTTTCAAGATTTTCAGCGGTAAGTTCACGAGGTTTTCCCACCGGATAATCGCGCTCTCTCATAACGTAGGGATAAAGCGAATTTTCATCGAGTGTATACCCGTGTTTACATTCCACTTCTTCAGGACATAAAACCCAACCGCCTTTATAAGAGGCTTCGAAAAACTTGAACTGTTCCTCATCTAAATGAGGAAAAAACTGATTGAATTCGTTGTTTGTTTTATCATGATATCCATTGGGACAAATTTCGTCACGAAACGCCTTGAGACAAGCACCGCCTATTGTGACATTATTTAATCCCTGGTCGAACATCTGACGAAGAGCGGCCTTCTGAATATCTATTTCATCGGCTTCGATATCTCCTACAAAGGTCTTCCTCATATCATCAAGAGATAACGGAACGAGTTTCTTCGTTTCGCGGATCTCGAACTGTTTTTCTTCGGTCGCTGCTTTTATGTAATACCATTCGCCCATATCATTAATGAGGGCGCTATACTGTCCTATAATAGGGAGTGTCATACCGGTTAAATGCTTATAGGAAAAGCCCATTTCTTCGAGCGAATAGAGTATATGTTCACCGCATTCCTTGAGGTCGTACACATATATCAGGATCTTCTGAGCTTCTGTTAATTCTAAATTTTTTATAAACTCTTTAAAATTGCGTGCGACCTTACGCTTTGATCCTGACATTTCTGTGTAGTCAATACTGGAGATCTTTGTCTCATTTTCCTTACTCTCGGTATTAAATTTTGCGATATATTCACGCTGTGCCATTAATATGTCTCCTCGAATGTGTCATCATCTCTGATGTCTGTTTCCTCTGTGTCGGCATAAAGATTTAAAATTTCTTCAAGAACCATCCAGCTCTCGGTTATCATCGTGCCTTCTGAATAATAGATCCACGCGTCGAAAATACTCGGCTCTCTGTTATACGCTTCTTCAAATGCTGCGTAAACTTCATCAACTACGCCCTCAAAATTCGTGAAAAGTCTATCTTCCCACATATCTATGACATCCATTAACTGCTCGTTTCCGGCTCTTCCGCGCGTTCCTTTCGCTGTCATTTCCTGCAACTTTGCTCTACGGTCCAACATTGCGGCCTGTATCATATTATAGATCGTTGCGTTGTACTCTTTGCGCTTATACTCTTCCTGACGTCTAATCTCTTCACGGATTTCAAGACCTCTCTGTCTTAATTTCTCCGCCTGCGCTTCAAGTTTCCTCGCTTCCTCTCTTGCCGCGCGCCCTTCTTTGGTTCTTCCGTCGTATTGTTCGCGTAACTGTTCTGCTTTGTAAAAAAGCTTTTCTGCGCGTGCGAGATTCTGTTCTGCTCTCTTGTTGGTAAATGTTTTTACCGGCTTTGTTGTTGAAAAACGTGCCATATTGTTATCCCTCCATTAAATGATTGTTGATAATATGATTAACACGATCGTGCCAGCCAGGGCTAAAAGCCCCGCTGCGCATAATCTTATAGTGTTCACGTTTTCCTTAATATCCTGCATTCCGCGCTTGTCGTAATGCCTGCTCATGATCATGAGCCAGTCTTCGTTAAAAAGCTTAAACTTATTCATATTGTACCTCCTTATTCGTCATCTTCTTTTTCTTTATAGTTTTTATCCAGCGCTTTTTTGCGCCAATCAGCCAGTACGTCGTACGGATCTATCTCGCCAATAAGCTGTGATAAAAGCGTGTCCCCGAAAAGATCGTTTTCTATGCTGTCCGTTGTGTTGTCGTCTCCTTTTCTATAGGCTTTGATATAATCAATGCGTGCCCTTTTTAATATAGCACATGCGAGCCTGATAAATGCTTCGTCGTTCATAATGTTGCCTCCTTTATTCTATCACATCTTCGTCATTTTCGCCACCGATAACTATAAACTTTTTATTAAATTTTATAACGATCTCTTCTTCGTCATCACCTTCGGCAACGACTCCGTCCGGGGCCTGATCGAAAGCACCCTCACGGGCCAGGATATTCAACAATGTGTTTTCTGTGATTTTTTCCACTCCATAAATGGAGCCGGATTTTTTAACTTCTACAAGGTAAAGTGTTGAGTTTGTAAGTTTCATAATTTTATGCCTCCTTATTTCCAATGCGGGCCTCGTCGCGGGCCTTTAAAATGTTCTTGAGTGAATCCCTGATATCCATAAGATCGAGCCACTCTTCAACCGTGCTTTCCGGATCCTTTTCCCATCCTTCAAGATATTCGGTGAGCGCTCTTTCGATACGTGCGAGCTTTTCTGTTCCGGATACCACTTCATTGATGCTTGTGATGTTTAACATATTAACATCTCCTTTCCTTTATCTTTGTACCTACATACTACCATATTCTCTTCCATAAAACAATAAACAAAGTATAAACTTTCCATAAACAAAAATTTAATAAACTTACCTCTTGAC